GACCAGCCGTCCTTGCCCTGGTACTGGGTCTTGTCGGTGAAGATCCGCTTCTCCAGCAGGAGCTCCTCGGTGATGGGCTCCTCCTCACCTGTGACGTGTACCGCCTTGGCGATCCGTCCATAGAGCACGACCACCAGCTGCGCCAGGTTCTTTGACTTGCCCACCTTCTCAGCTAGCTCGTCAAGGTCCCGCTTCGTCTCAGCGAAGGCAACCAGCGTCCGTCGAATGACCTCAGGGCTCAGCCCCATGGAGCGACCGTTCTTGAGCTTCAGCTGGAAGCTGTCCTTGTGGGCCTTGAAGTCGCGCAGCGCCGTTGCCAGCTTCTCCTGCGTGTGGCTGATGAGGGCAAGCACCTTCTTCTGGGTACCCAGGAAGTCATCACCACCAGTGAGCTCACCGGCCACGTTCTTCACCGTCTCCTCAGGGTTCTTGCCCTTCAGCGTCTGGAAGATCTTCTTGGCGCCCTGGGTGCGAGCCAGCTCCCGGTTACCAAGCAGGTCAGCGATCGTGATCTTCAGCTCCCCAAGCATCCCGCCGCGGCTCTCAAGCGGAGCATCTCCGTCGGTGGTCTTCACCATGCTGTTGAGGCTGCCGCGTACCGCGTGGTTGAACTGGTTGATGGTGGTGAAGGCGTCCTTGTCGACGAGCTTGATCTGGTCCTCAGAACCAGGCTCCCTTAGCACCACGCCCTCGATACCGATGTCCTCCTCAGGGGTCAGGTCATCGGCCGCCAGCGGGGACTTCACCTGATGGACGAACTTAGAGAGCAGCTCCTTCTTGATAGGGAGCTTGAAGTTGACCATGATGGCCGCCAGCGTCTTGGCCTTCAGGTCCTTGGCCGCTGGCCGGCTGGTCTTGTCAAAGGAGCCGAGCGAACGGGTGACGAGGTCAAAGTTGCTGATGTCGACGCCCTCCAGCGGGGCCTTGGCCTCCAGGAACTCCTTGAGAGAACCGAGCTGCGCCGATAGGTCGATGCCGCGCAGCTTCCCAGCGTCCAGCTTGGGAACCCCAACAAACTTGAAGGTGAGGTCAGCTGGCTCAGCCTTGAGGTGCTCACCGTCAACGGTGTCGACGAGCTTCGTGTTGACCTTGGTCAGCTTGCTGCCGAGACGGTTGGCCAGTTGGTCGACGACCAGGTCCTGGGTGCCGTCCACTCCCCGTAGAAAGGCGATGTAGTTCTTACCACCGAGCCCGTAGGTGACGGCGTTGGGCTGCCGACCAAAGAGAACCTCCAGCTCGACGGTGTCGCCTGGGCGGAGGATCTGCTTGATGTCTTCCTCGTTGGCCTTAAGAGCAGCGTGAGTGGAGCGAAACCCGTTGTTGGCGGCGTAGTACGGGTAGTCTTCCTCGTTGTAGATGTTCTCGGCGGACTTTCGCTTTCCGGCGCGAGAGGTGTACAGCTTGCCGTCCTTGTCCAGGCCGAACCACAACTGAGCTCCATCGAGTTTCTCACTGGCCTGCATCTTGGAGATGTTTGTAATGGCCTTCAGGAAAGCTTGGAGATCTAAGTCTTCCAAATGGGGGATCCCCTCTACAAGTAGGATCACTTCATACCTCTCTTCCAGCCCTGTGTCAAGAACGCGTCAATCTGATCAAGCGAAACTTGCTTGGTGGTCCCATTCTTAGTCATCCATCGAATGTTCTTGATTCGATCTGAGCGAAACTTAGTCATGCGCGCTCTATAGCTGCTGTCTTGCCAGAGCTTTGTCACTCCAGCTAGCTGCTGTTCTCGAAGCGGTCCCGACTTCCATCTAGAAGCTGTTTTTTGGCGCTGAAGTTCCTGAACCTCAGGTTTAGCCCAGGCTTTTGCTGACATTTTGGATTGGAACGAAGGATTACGCCACGTCTTCTTCCATAGTGCTTCGTTTCCACCTCCTCTACCGCCGGTGTGGAGATTGAGGCAGAACGGATCTACGAGAAGATCCTCATCAACCCATTCACGTTCTTGTGCAAAAGCATCAGCTTCATTTTCATATAGACTTACAATTTCCGTTATCCACTGATCGGGCGGGTATTTCTTAAAGGCGCATTTCAACTTCTTTCCGCTACCCCTGTACTCACCAGACAACACTAAATCCGTCAGGCCCTTGCCAACGTAGAACTTTCCTGTGCTATGGTATGTCACGTAGACGCAATGCTTTTGGATCATCACGTATTTATGACGAAGGGACAGGCAGACGCCTGTCCCTAGCTCTCCGGGGCGCCTGGTTTACTCGGCCTTGGGCTCTTCAGCTGCCTTCTCAGCAGCTGCCGTCTTCTCGTCCAGCTCCTTGCGGATGGCGCCAGCGATCTGCGCGCCAAGCGTCTGCATCGCCGCCTGGGACTTCAGGACTGCCAGCTGCTCGGTCTGGAGCTGAGCTGCGAAGGTGTTGTAGATGTTCACGGCCTGCTTCACCTGGTCGCTGAACTGCTCCACGTCATAGCTGATGCCGTCAAGTGAAACGGTGCGGGCTGGATCGGTCATATGGGTCTCCTGTAGAGAGGTTGAGGGGTGGGTACTGCCTCTATTTATTGCTGGCCCCAGGTCATTTTTTTGAGGCTCAGGCCTCAGGGCCACCGATTAGGTCCTGCCATGATCGAACCTTGGTCACCGGTGGCAGCGCCACCCCGCTGCCCTTTCGCTTGAACTGGAGTGGCGACTCGTCCAGGTCGGTGATCCGCAGGCTGGTCTTGTTCCAGCGCATCAGCACCTTCTTGCCGCTGGCCTCGCTGTTTCTTGCCTTCACGAACTCAAAGCGGTACTCACCTGCCTCATGCATGGCGTCGGTCTTGACGGTGGCGATCATTAGGTCCGAGGTGTTGGTCTTGGAGGAGCCGCCTTGAACGTCGCCTTGGTGCATCTGCTTGCCCTCCTCGATGGCAGCGGTGGCGTGCTTGCCAAGCTGCGAGGCACTGATCATGATGGCGTCGTAGTCGAAGCCGATGGCACGCACCTCCTCTGAGACGAACTTGTCCTTCAGGAACATGCTCTCGCCCGCGCCCCGTCGCACCGGCTCCATGAGGTCCAGGTAGTCGATGATGATCCAATCGGGACGAAAGTTCTTCCGAGCCTCCAGCTCTCGCAGGTAGGCCAGCACGTGGTTGGCATTGGTCGTGCCCTCACGCATCCGGCGAATGAAGAAGCGGGCCCCGGTCTTCTCGTGGAATCGCTCAATCTCGGTTGCGACGCTCGTGCGGTTGGCCTGAATCAAGCTGCTGGCGAACTTCGAGATCATCTGGTCCGTGCGGCGGGCGACCTTCTTGTCTCGCATCTCAAGCGAGACATAGACGCCATGCAGGCCCTGGGCCATCAGGTTGAAGCCAAGGTTGAGCATGCTGACTGACTTGCCGCCGCCGGATGGGGCCAGAAAGGTAATCAGTTCCTGTCGCCCAACGCCACCGTCAATGAGGTCATCGACCGCCTTCCAGCCGGTGGAGATAAGCGGGTCCTCGGTCTCATCGGCCTCCATGCGGGCAGTTGGGTTGTCGAAGTAGTCAATGCCCAGGTCCTCGACGACGTCGAGCTCACCGGCCTCCTTGAGCTTGGCGACCATCGTGCCGATGTCCCCCTTCTCCAGGTACCCACCGGTGGAGATGGCGCGCTGCACCTCGTTGATGACCGCCCTGAAGCGACAGAACTTAGCGATCTCCTTGATGAGAAACTCGTGGTCGCCGCGGGTGATCTCAACCGGGGTTGGCTGAAACTTGGTGGCGGCGTTGAGAATGAAACCAGCTGGAACGGAGCGGTGCTCATGAAAGTACTCCTGCATGAAGCGTACCGTCTTCGCCTGTGTGGGATCGAAGAAATCAGGGCGCAGGATGCCGTTGACCCGCGTAAAGAGGTCCGGGCTGGACAGCATGGCATTGATGTAGGCGTCCTGAGCCGCCTCATCCATCATCGGTGGTTCTTCAACTTGCTTGCTCATGGACTTCCTTTTCTTGTTTCAGTTCAACTAAGGCCTGATTTCGCATGACACACGTCTTGCACCGACGGCATGGAACGCGCTTCATCGCAGTTCCTATTGGAGACAGACAGCTCCATGTCAGAGGTAGCAGGTCACCAAGGTATCTCATGTGCTGCTTTTTGGGCCACAGCATATGCGGATAGAACGGAGACACCTCACGCCAGTCACCAGAGTCAAGAGTGAATGCCGTGCTGCTGTCATCCCTGAAGTAGTCGATGATGTGCTGCGCGATACGTCGGCCAAAAACGGCACGGGCTACATCAGGGTGCATCACCTGCGGGGTGAACCCCGGTAGGTTCTGCCAGTCCTCAAGACACAGCCCACGCACAAACTGCTTCTCTCCTGTTCCAACCAGCAGCGATGGAAGACAGGCGGTCTGAAGCTCTGAGTCGCGAACCAGAAATGGAAAGCTGAGGTCCACTCGGTGAAACACAAAGGAGCGAAGCTGCTGCAGCAGCGGTAGCAGAGCCTCAACGGCGGCCCATTCCTGTTCGACGCGCTCAAGTCGGTTGGGACAGTAGATGTGTACCGCGGTGACAGGCTCAGTAGTTTCAGTTAGCAGGTACTTCAGGAGGGACGTTGACTCCACTCCACCTGACCATAGAAGCAGCATTCTATCTCCCTCG